CCGCTTATCCCTATAAAGTACAGCGATGATGAAGCTCCTCTTTTAAATCATGTGCGGTGCTTACAGGACGGCATAAACCTCATGCTCTCGGACTTTGAGAACAATTTGCAGGAAGATGCACGAAACACGATAATTGTTCTCAAAAACTTTGACGGTGAAAACTTAGGAGAGTTTCGGCGGAATTTGGCAACCTTCGGCGCAATAAAAGTCCGCAGTGACGGGGAGGCAGGGGGCGGTGTAGATACGCTGGCAATAACTGTGAACGCTGAAAACTACAAGACCGTTTTAGACCTGTTGAAAAAGGCTATAATCGAAAACGGCAAAGGATTTGATGCTAAGTCGGACAGGCTGGGCACAAATCCCAATCAGATGAACATCCAATCCATGTACAGCGATATAGACTTAGATGCCAACGGAATGGAGGTAGAACTCCAGGCGGCGTTTGATGATCTTTTATGGTTTGTGGATTGTCACCTTTCTCACATAAGCGGTGCAAACTATTTTGATGAGCCTGCGGACATCATCTTCAACCGTGATATTCTCATAAATGAATCACAGGTAATAGCTGACATAAAAAATTCCGTGGGTATCCTTTCAAAGAAAACTCTCGTATCCCAGCACCCTTATGTTGATGACATTGAAGAGGAACTTAAAAGGATAAAAGAAGAAGAGCGAGAGGAAATGGCAGAATATCAACCATTTTCAAATAATAACAACCAAAAAGGAGAATGATCTATGTCAAATTTATCATTATTTTTAAAGAAAAACAAGAAAGTAAGAGAGAATGTAAAATATGCGGCTACAAAAAGCCTTTGCGATGAGAACGGAAAACCTCTTGAATGGGAGATAAAGCCTTTAAATTCACGAGAATATGATCAGCTTATGGCTGACTGTTCGGACGACAAAGGCAAAATGGATTGGGTGATGTTCAGAGAGCAGCTTATAACTGCCTGCGTGGCAGAGCCTAATCTTAACAGTTCGGAACTGCAGGACAGCTACGGCGTAATGTCTGCGGAAGACCTCCTCCGTGCTATGGTGGACGACCCCTCCGAATTTAGTGCATTCTACAAATTCGCGGATAATTTGAGCAGCGGCGGTAATATCGACGAAAAAATAGAACAGGCAAAAAACTGATAAAGGACGGCGGTGAAGCTGCATTTGCACATTATGCTTTGCAAAAGCTCTACATACTGCCGTCTGTTTTTGCAAATATGGATATACAGGAACGGGCGTTTGTAATAGCGTCAATACAAGCAAGGCTCGAAGCTGAGGAAAAGGCAAGGAAGAAGGTGGATAAATGAGCGATATTCGTACAAGCATTACCCTTGTGGATAATTTATCCGCTCCTGCACGGGGCATGGCTGCGGCTATGAGCAGCGCTGCATCGGAATGTGAAAAGATGAAAAGAACCATAGGGGCCGTCCCCGATATGTCGGGGTATAAAGCTGCCGGGGAGCAGTTCAAGGCGATGGGCGACGCCGAAAGGCAGGCATCAGAAGCTGCGGCAGAGCTTAAAACTTCTCAGACAGCCGCCGCCGCAGGAGCACACGCCATAGCAAATGCTTTAGAAGATCAGGCAGACAGGCTCCGTAAGTCCGCACAGGCGGCACAGGCGAAAGCTGATGCGGAGCAAAAAGCTGTCACTGTCTATGAGCAGGAATACAGGGCATACGAAAAGAACGCAAATGAATTAGGGGTACTGACCGAAGCACAGAAAAAGTCTATAGACCGCTACAAAGAAGCCTATGAGGAAAAGAAAAAAGCCGCAGAGCAGGCGCAGAACTTAGCCGACAGATTGAAAACAGAGTCTGAAATGGCTGATAAAGCCGCACAAAGCGCAAGGAAAGAGGCAGACGCTTACGGCGAGGTAAAAACAGTCACCGAAAAAATGGGCGGCAGTTTCAGCAGTGCTGCCGACAGCATGAGCAATCTGATGATGGCGGCAGGGGGATATAAAATACTGGGATTTGTAAAGGATAGTCTGACAGAGGTCGCTTCCGCTGCTATAGAATTTGAATCGGCTGTAACAGGCATTTATAAAACAGTAGACGGCACTCCCGAACAATTACAGGCTATATCCGATGCGGCAAGGGAAATGGCTCTTACAATGCCGTCAACCACAACAGAAATAGCAGGTGTTATGGAATCGGCAGGGCAATTGGGTATTGCCACCGATAGTGTTTCGGGCTTTGCCAAGACCATGATAGACCTTGGAAACAGTACCAACCTGACAGCGGATCAGGCAGCATCAAGTCTTGCGAAATTTGCCAATATCACGGGAATGAGTGCGGACAATTACAGCAATTTAGGTTCTGTGATAGTTGACCTGGGTAACAATTTTGCCACAACAGAAGCGGATATTGTTAATATGAGCACTTATCTGACATCTGCGGCAAGCGTTGCAGGATTTGCGGAAACGGACATTTTAGCACTGTCGGCGGCTATGTCTTCTGTGGGCATAAACGCAGAGGCAGGCGGCTCGTCCATGAGTAAGCTGATAAGTGAAATGCAGACAGCCGTTGAAGTGGGCGGAGAAGGACTACAGGCGTTCGCTGACGTTGCAGGCATGACGGTACAGCAGTTTGCCGATGAATGGGGCACGAACGCTGTAGGAGCGTTACAGGCGTTTATTGTAGGCTTGAATGATGTTGAAAGAAACGGAAAGTCTATGTCCGTTATACTCCAAGACCTCGACCTTGATGATATTCGTATGTCGAATATGCTCAAGGCTCTGGCGCAGGGCAGTGATGTTATGACTTCTGCTGTGTCAAGGGCAAATACCGCATGGCAGGAAAACACGGCACTGACAAATGAAGCGGAAAAGAGATACAGCACTCTTGAAAGTAAAATGCAGATCATGCAGAATGCGGCAAATGATTTGAAGATCAGCGTGGGCGACAGCCTGACCCCTGCTATGGGACTGGCAGCTGATGCGGCTACAGGTCTTATGGAAGGCTTATCGGGCTTTGCACGGGAAAATCAGGCACTTACCGCAGGTATTATGGGAACCGTGGGAACACTGGGGACTGCCGTAGGTGGATTTACTACCTTAGCCCCTGCAATTACTGCCGTGTCCTCGGCTTATCAGGCGTTTGACAAAACGCTATCCCTTAGCAAGATAGGGCTTGTAGTGGGCGGTATCTCCCTTGCCGTTGGTGCAGTCGCAGGGCTTGTGACTGCGTTTTCAAATGCAAAAGAAGAAGTAGAGGATTACAACGGTACGCTGGAAGAATGTGCAAATGAGATAACACAGGTACAGGGACAGTATGACAGCGTTGTGAAAGTTTTCGGGGAGCAAAGTGAAGCGGCGCAAAGCCTTAACAGTCAGTTGGAGTTGCTTAACGCCCAATATGAAAAGGGCGGTGGAGCTGCGGCGGATTATATTCAGCGCATGAACGACAGCACAAAAGCACTTCAGGACAGCCAAAAAGAGTACAGGGACAAAATAACCGACATAACCGACACAAGGGTTTCGGGCTTTGCAATGGCAGCACAGCTTGAAGCAATCTCATCTAAAGCACAGATAACAAATACCGACCTTGACCTGATGAGCAGCTATGCAAACTATCTCAACGATACCTTTGAGTGCGATATACAGGTAAATTATGATACCGGTGAGCTGACAGGATTTGATCCGAATGATTTTGCCGCACAGGCAGAAAAAATTGCTAAACAAAATATCACACAAGCAGCCATAGAACAAATAACCGATGCAGAAAAAATCAAAGAATACGGAAATGCTGTAAAAAATGCCAATGAAGCACAACAGCGACTGACCGAAATGGGCGGCAGGCTGAGGAAATTGAATAACCCTTCGTTTATAAACACCGATAGCACAGATTACGCTCAGCTGCTTAAAGATTATCACGCATTGCAAGTGAAATTGGAGGGATATCAAAGTGCCATAAAAGGCTATGAGTCCACTGTGGAAGGTGCTTTTTCCGATATGGGCAACGCTGACGGCGCAAGCAGTTATCTTACCGGAATAAAGCAGACGTATGCAGACTTTCAGCCTGTTATCAACTCACTCAGTGACTTCAAACATTATATGGGTGAAACAGGTATTGCCGCTGAGGAAACAGCCGATAAAACAGGGGGCGCAATGGTCGATATGTCCGCAAGCATTGCAGAAGCTGAAACGGCTTACAATGAGATGTATGAAGCGGCACGAGAGAGCTTTGAGGGACAGTTCGGACTGTTTGACGAAGCGGCTGCAAACATGGAAATGACCGTTGATAAGTTTGCGGAGGCACAGCAGAAACAGCTTCAATACTGGACGGATTATACAAGCAATGTGGAATATCTGTCACAGTTCACAGCTGAACAAATGGGAATGTCAGAAGAAGCCTTCGGACACCTTAAAGACTACATCGGAAGCGGCA